GTTCGTCGTAAAGAGGCAGACTTGGGTGGAGACCGAGAGTTGGACCCGTCTCTCATGACCGAGGACGAACTGCTGGCACATATCAAGAAAATGAAAAAGCAAATGGGAATCGCCAAAGAAACAGCAGGAGTGGAGAAGATCGATGGATAAGGATTGCCCTCGTTGTCAACAGATGGGACGCAGGTCTGTAAGTTTGAAAACAAAGGAAGTTCCAGCAGAATGGAATAACAAAACAGGGGCTATGCCCGTTGAGCATTGTGACAAACTTTTAACAAACGGTCAGCGTTGTAACTATTGGAGATGGTTCAATGGATCACGATGATCTGATTGAAGAGTACACGCAACTCAAAGAACAGAGCCGTGTGTTCAAAGAGGCTCCGTTCTTCTTCTTTGAACCTTACGGCCAACAGGTAGACTTCTTGGAGTCGCCCGCTCAGATCCGTCTGATTACAGGGGGCAACCGTACTGGTAAGTCTACTGTGGGAGTTGTTGAAGCCTTAGCCCACTGTATGGGCTTTCGACATGACGGCACTCGCAAGAATCTTCCCACACCCCCTGTCGATATCCTGGCTATGGTCAATGACCGCCGAAAAGCCGTGGATAAGATCCTCATGAAGAAGATCAAGGACTTCTCAGCCAAAGGCTGGATTGAACACACCAAGAACGGAACGGACGGTTATCCAGAGATCCTGAGGTTCAGCAATGGGTCTCGCCTCTACATTGGTTCCTATATGCAGGACCCTTCCACTTACGAGGGTCACGACTGGCATGGCGTGTGGTTTGACGAGCCACCTCCTCGGCCCATGTTTGTGGCCGTTCGACGAGGGTGCTTGGAGCACGGAGGCCGGATCTGGTTCACGTTGACTCCGCTCAGTTGTCCGTGGATCTACAATGAGATCTCAGCCAAGGCAGACGGTGTTCGGATCTCTGACTTCCATTTGGATCTGCTCAAGAATCCTCATATCTCTCAAAAGGAGAAGGATTCTTTTATGGCAGACCTAACCCCTGAGGAGATTGAGTCTAGGGTTCATGGTAAGTTCAGTCACCTTTCAGGGGCGATCTTCCCTGAGTTTCGCAGGGACATTCATGTTGTACCGGGGTTCCAGATTCCAGAAGACTGGCCCCGATTCATGGTCATGGACCCGCACGACCGTCGTCCCAGCTACATGGCGTGGTTTGCGGTCAATCCCAGAAACCAAATCTTCTGCTATCGAGAGTGGCCTCATGAGCCATTCCATTCGATTAAGACCTGCCGCAACTCTGTGAGGGATTACGTTTCGTTGATCCTGACAGAAGAAGGCAAGGAGCAGATTCACGAAAGAATCATTGACCCCAACTTTGGTAAGACTCCTTCGGTGTTTACAGGGAGAACGCTGATCGAGGAGTACGAGGAGCATAACATTGATTTCTATGCAGAGATCAATAATGACATCCAGTTGGGGCATCAGAGAATACACGAGTCTCTAAGAACAGACCTCGGTGAACCAAAGTTTTTTGTGTTCGAGCATTGTCACAATATGGTCTGGGCTTTTGAGAATTACATTTGGAATCAAAAGGACATCGAGTCTGAGTACGGTGCAAAGGAAAGACCTGGCGAAGCAGGCAAAGACATGATCGATACGCTTCGTTATCTCTTGGACTTTGAGCCGCATTACAATATGGGTCAGTACATGGAGATGCCTGAAGTTGAGGATCTCGGTGTTACGGGGTACGGGGGATAAATGGATCAGCATCCAGAAAGCGACGGAATCAATCTTGAGCCGCAGATTAAAGACGAGACGGTTCAAGAACTATGTCAAGAGGTAGAGAAGGCGATTAGTGATCGCTCAGAATGGGAACACAAACAGCGTGTGTTCTATGAGCGTCGCTATGGGATTCGTGACGAAAAGAACTTCCCTTGGCCTGGATCTTCTAACATCAACATTCCTTTGATTGACAAGACGATTCGTCGGCAGAAGCCGGTGTACGTCAACGCTATCTTTGGAGTCAACCCTGTGCTTTCGATTGAAACATTGGGTGAGGGTGATCCTGAGCGAGCAAGAAGGATCGAGAACTTTTATGATTGGCTGATCCGTTACAAGATGGATCGCTGTCGTGAAACGCAGATTCAGTCTGTCGATCACTTCCTGACTTACGGGCAGTCTTACATCAAAGTTGTTTGGGATCACCGAACCGAGAGAAAGACCCGCACGTTGGATCTTTCTTTCCTTCCCGACGATGTGAACCGCAACGAAATCAGTGACGAGGACTTTGCACAACTGGCTCCTCAAATGGGGCTGGACCTGAATGACAAAGAAGACTTGAAAGCCTTTGAGTCTGTGCTGAAGCAGTTCAGGGATGGCAAAGACAAACTCAAAGTTTCTTTGCAAGTCATGAAGCAGAACGCCCCACGTTGGGAGTTCGTGGATTCCAGAGATGTCATCGTTCCGTTTGATTCAGCAGACGACATTGACAGCCTGCCTTGGATCTGTCACCGGATGTACATGACACCGGCAGAGATTCGTGAGCGAGGCATTCATGGAATGTACGACGAGCAAACAGCCAGCAAGGTAGCGTTAGAGTCCAAGACCTCTGAGATGGGAAGCGACGACAGTTCCTACATTAACTCAGCACGAACAGTGCGAGAGGGAGTGTCGGCTTCTTCAGCCAGTGGTTCGTTTATCGAACTGCATGAGATCTACTTCTACCATGACATTGACGGCGACGGGCTGGAAGAGCAGTGCGTCATGACAGTGGCGGCTGACAGCATGGAAGTGCTTCGCCTGATCGAGTATCCGTATGAGCATGGTGAGTGGCCGTTCACACGGTTTGCTTACGAGATCACTGAGCCACGTTGGTACTCTCCTCGTGGAATCCCTGAAATGCTTTACGACTTGAATGCTGAGATCAACGCTCAGCACAACGCCAAGTTGGACCGCATGACGATTCAGAATGCCATTACCTTTAAGGTTCGTGAGGGGTCGGTTCGCAATCCTTCGCAGTTAAGGTTTAGGCCTGGTGGTTACATACCTGTTCGTCGCATGGACGACATTCAGCCGATTACCCACCAAGTCATGGACTATTCCTTCGAGGCCGAAGAGCGAACGCTCAAGGCGTATGCTGAGGAGTATGTCGGCGTTCAGGACTTCGGAATCTCCAATGTCAACCAGAGGGTCGAGAGACGTACAGCGGCAGAGGTGCAAGAGATCTCTCGCATCAGCCAAATGCAGTCGGCTCTTGACATTCAGATCTTCCAAGAATCCATGAGACGCTTGCACCGACAGACGTTGTTCCTGTGGTCTCAGTACGGTGACATGACGGTGATTATCAACATTGACGGTCGAGAGCCTGTGGTCTTCAACCGTTGGGATTTGTACAAGGACTTTGACCTGATCCCGACCGGAAGACTGGACAACTTGGATTCTCGGTCTCGTGCCCAGAAAGCACTGGCTGATATGCAGGTGGCTTCGTCTCCTGTGTTCTCTCCGTTCGTGAACTCCTACGAGTTGCTCCGGGATTATTTCGAGAACAGCGATTACCGTTCTTCTCGCAGGCTTCTCAGGGCACCAGGTATCATGGAAGAGGATGCCGCTTCACAACAGTTGAGCGAGATCCAGTTCATGCAGACCATGAAACAAGTAGCTCCCGTGGATCAGGGTGATCCTCACAACATTCATGTCCAAGTTCTCCAGCAGGCGATTCAAGCCAACATGGAGGATCAGGAGTTGACGCTGTTGTTGACAGGCCACTTGGCTCTGCACTTGGCCATGATGGGAGACGGTTCGCTTCTGGAGCAAATGCAACAGCAGGGGGCTGAAGTGCAACAACAAGGCACTCGGACCTACATGGCTTTCCCGATTCAGCAACCTATGATGGAAGAGGCTCCGGCAGAAGAGCCAGTGGCAGAAGAGCAACCGCCACAGGAAGGAGAACAGGAGAATGAAGTTTGAGCAAGTTTTAGAGGAGTACGCAAACAGTGTGTCCTCCTTTGAAAAGCATTGGGATGAGTTAGAAGGCGATGGGACTCCACAAGTTTTACGGGGTTCTCGTCGCCTGGAAGAGCAGGAACGCCTTGAGAAACTGATCCGTAATAAGGACTTGGCGTTCTTGTTTGTCGTGCTTAAACCGTTGCAGGATCAATACTTGCAGATGGCAATGAATGCGTCAGACACACAAGAGATCTTCGAGGGCAGAGGGGCGTATAACGCTTTTTCTGACATTGTAAACTTTTTGTTGAATCTTTGTGCTGATCAAGAATAATGTTGACAAGCACTGATTGTCAGTGTACGCAGAACCTAACTCTCAAAGGGGGGTTGTTTGGAAGATAGAGATACGGGCGTAAGTGGTGTCCCCGTCACCAATTCGGGCGTAACTGGTAGCCAGGAATCCAGTGGTGTTTCCCCGGACACAGTAGAGGCGAAAACTCCTGCGAAACCATTTGGTGAAGGTGCCCAAGCCTCGGACGCACCGTCGGTCACAGCGGAACGACGTATTCCCTATGATCGCTTCAAAGAAGTTTACGACAAAATGAAAGGTTACGAGGCTCAGTTACAGGGCCAACAGGCGGCTCAGGTGCCCCAGCAACCATCTGCTCAACCTGACGCAATCTCGCAAGAAATCGACAAGTGGACAAAAGTTGCAGAGGAGAATCATCATGATCCTCGCAAGTCTACTGAAGCGATGGATGCGATTGCAAAGTTAAGGGCGACGCAGATTGCAAATGAAACTCTTCAGGGATTGATGCAAGAGCAGGCAATGGCCACGGCTCAACAGCAGTTCCAGTCCCAAAGAGATCAGGCTTGGATGCAGGCATTATCAGAGTACCCCGACCTCGAAAATCCTAAATCGGACTTTTACAAATTGGCTGAGGCTGAGTTCCTTAGCGATCCGGGTCTTCAGGATAACCCATTAGGGATGTTGAGAGCGGCAGAATCTGTGTATGCAAGACTGGCGAAGTCCGGCGGTTCGCCGAACAGTAGCCAGCGTCTGGAGGGTGGCGTAAGGCCAGCCCCCCAGAAGACTGCCGAGTCTGAGAATCGTGAAGACAGAGCCTCGATTCGTCCGGGCAATGTCAACGATGTGTTGCAGTACCTTGAGAAGCATCAGCCTTGGAAAGACTCTCGTTAACCATAACCTGGTTAGGTAAATAAAAATGGCTATTGTTAGTGGAGCCGAACAAACGGCTGACCATCTGGGTTTGACCATTAGAGAAGATCTCTCTGATGTCATCTCGATGATCTCTCCCTACGACACGCCGTTCTTTTCCATGATTGGAACTGTGGCGGCAACTTCGACGAAGCACGAGTGGCTTCGTGATTCTTTGGACGGCGTTGATTCTGGCGGTGCCC